AGCGCGCCCGATGACCGCAGCGCCGACGGGCGCGAAGGTCTGGATCGGCCGCGCCAGGCAAGCGCGCCCGATGACCGCAGCGCCGGAGGGCGCGAAGGTCTGGATCGGCCGCGCCCGGTCGCGCCGCGCCTGCGCGCCGGCCGCGACGCGCCGCAGCAGGTCTGGATCGCCTTCGGCGGTGCGGCCGACCAGGCCTGGCTGCGCGCCCTGCGCCCGGGCTTCCGGCATTGCTTCGCGGCGCTCCGCGACGAGGGCGGCTGGACCGTGGTCGAGCCCGTCTCGGGCCGGCTGCTGGTGCTGCGCGTGGCGATGCCGGCCGACTACGACCTGCCGGGCTTCTACCGCCGCGCCGGGCTGCGCGTGCTCGGCCCCTTCGCGCCCGGGCCGGCGCGGGCGCGGCCGCTGCCGGCGCTGGCGCCGCAGACCTGCGTGGCCCTCTGCCGTGCCCTGCTCGGCGCCGGCGCGCCCTTTGCGCTGACCCCCTTCGGCCTGTTCCGGCGCCTGCGGAAGATTCTGCGCGAACATAGGAAAAATGTCTTGACCACCGCGGCGACCTGACGTATCACCATCCGGCCAAGGGGCGAATTGCGCCCCGCGGCCTTCCTCCCGATCCCTCCCCGAACTGTCCAGCGGGCCCGCCCTTCAGACGAAGGGCGGGCCCGCTGCCTTTTCGGGCCGGGCCAGGGCGGTTGCCCCGTCCCCAGCCGAGAGGAGCCGCGCGCGCATGGGTGGCCTGTTCCGCGCCCCGAAGCCTGTCGTCATCGCACCCCCCGCCGCCCCGGCCCCGGCCCCGGCACCCGCCCCGCAGCAGGCGGTGGAGGAGACCGCCGCCGCCGCCCGCCTGGACGCCCGGGAACGGTCGCGCCGCGGCCTGTCCGGCACCATCGCCACCTCGGCCGCCGGCGTGCTCGGCGCGCGGCCCGACTTCGCCGCGACGCGCAAGTCGCTGCTGGGGGAATGACGCCATGACACCCGAGGAGATCCTGGCGCGCCACGCCCGCGCGCTGGACCGCCGCCGCGCGCAGGACGCGCTGTGGCAGGATTGCTACGACCACGTGCTGCCGCCGGCGACCGGCGGGCGCGTGGCGATCTTCGACGCCACCGCGGCGGATGCGGCGGAACAGCTCGCCGCCTCGCTGCTGGCGGAACTCACGCCGCCCTGGTCGCGCTGGTTCGGCCTGGCGCCGGCCCGGCCGATGGAGGCCGAGACCGAGGCCGCCGTCGCGCTGGAGGACGCGGCCGAGGTGCTGCAGGGCCATTTCGACCGGTCCAACTTCGCGCTCGAGATGCACCAGGCCTTCCTGGACCTGGTGGTGGCCGGCACCGGGCTGCTGCTGGTCGAGGAAGCGCCGGTCGGCGAGCCCTCCGCGCTGCGCTTCACCGCGGTGCCGCTGCGCGAGGCGGTGCTCGAGGAAGGCCCGTCGGGCCGGCTCGACACCGTGTTCCGCGGCGCGCGGCTGACCGACGCCGCGCTGCGCGCGCGCTACCCCGACGCGCCGCTGCCCCCGCTTGCGCCGGACGATCAGGCCGAGGCGGCGCGCCACCGCGTGCTGGAAGCGGTCTGGCCCGAAGCGCGCGGGCATCGCTTCATGGCCCTGCTGGTCACCGATCGCGGCCCGCTGGTGCTGCGCGAGGGGCGCTTCGGCGAAAGCCCCTTCATCGGCTTCCGCTGGCTGAAGGCGCCGGGCGAGGTCTATGGCCGCGGCCCTGTGCAGAAGGCGCTGCCCGACATCCGCACCGCCAACAAGGTGGTCGAGCTGGTGCTCAAGAACGCGTCGATCGCCGCGACCGGCATCTGGCAGGCCGACGACGACGGCGTGCTGAACCCGGCGACGGTGCGGCTGGAACCCGGGGCGATCATCCCGAAGGCGCCGGGGTCCTCGGGCCTGACGCCGCTGGCCGCGCCGGGCAACTTCGACGTCTCGCAGCTGGTGCTGACGGATTTGCGCGCGCGCATCCGCGGCGCGCTGCTGGCCGACCGCATCGGGCCCGAGCGGCGCGACAACATGACGGCGACCGAGGTGCTCGAGCGCGCCGCGCAGACCGCGCGGCTGCTGGGTGCCACCTATGGCCGCCTGCAGGCCGAGCTGCTGACGCCGCTGGTCGCGCGCTGCCTGGCCATCCTGCGCCGGCGCGGCGAGGTGCCGCCGCTGCTGATCGACGGGCGGGAGGCGGTGCTGCGCTACCGCAGCCCGCTCGCGCAGGTGCAGGGGCGCTCGGATGCCGCGAACACCCTGCTGTTCCTGCAGGCGGTGCGCGCCATGGGCCCCGAGGCCGCCGCCACCATCGACCTGCCGGCCGCCGCCCGATGGCTCGGCCGCACGCTGTCGGCACCCGCCGAGATCCTGACGCCCCCCACCGTGAAGGAGTGAGCCTGATGCCCGAGGATCTGCTGGAGACCGCGCTGGCCGAGGGTGCCGCGCCGCAGACCGCCGCCCGCCCCGAGGAGGTGCCGGAGAAGTTCTGGGACGCCGAGGCCGGCGCGATCCGCGTGGAGGCGCTGCTGAAGTCTTACCGCGAGCTGGAGCGCCGCCTGTCCCAGCGCATCGCCCCGCCCGGGACGGATGCGCCGGAGGAGGAGCGCATCCGCTTCCGCCGCGCCATCGGCGTGCCGGACGGCCCCGAGGGCTACGAGATCGCGCCGAAGCACGAGCTGTGCTGCGCCGACGAGGCGATCAACCAGCGCCTGCACGAGGCCGGCTTCACCAAGGCCCAGGCGCAGCTGGTCTATGACCTGGCGGCCGAGCGCCTGCTGCCGCTGATCGCCGAGGCGGCCGGCCAGTTCGAATCCGAGCGCCAGGTCGAGAAGCTGCGCGACCACTTCGGCGGGGAGGAACGCTTCCGCCGCATCGCCGCGCAGATCACCGCCTGGGGCCGGTCGAACCTGCCCGCGCCGGTGATGGAGGCGCTGTCCACCACGGCCGAGGGCGTGATCGCGCTGCACCGGATGATGGAGGGCAAGGAGCCGGGCCTGGCGCGGCGTGGCGAGGAGCCGAGCGTGGCGGATGAGGGCGAGCTGCGCGCGATGATGCGCGACCCGCGCTACTGGCGCACGCGGGAGCCGGAATTCGTCAAGCGCGTGACGGATGGCTTCCGCCGCATGGTCGGCGGCTGAACGCATTCCGGCGCGGCTCGAGCGGCCTCCCCGCCGCTCGCCGCGCCGGCGGCCCCGCGCGATCGCGCGCGGTGGCCCGGGGCGGGTGGCGCGCCGTGATCCGGCAGCGCCGCCCGCCCCGTGAGTTTCCGGCCCGCGCACAACCTGACCGGCGCGCGGGCCGCGCCACGTCCGGCCCCGCGCGGCCAACCGGGCGACGGCGCATCCCCCCGCACACCCCATCCAACGAAAGGGCACCCGCATGTCGGGCTCCATCGACCAGGCCTTCGTCAAGCAGTTCGAGGCCGAGATCCACGACGCCTACCAGCGCCAGGGCAGCAAGCTGCGCCCCACCGTCCGCTCCAAGACCGGGGTGAAGGGTGCGTCCACCATCTTCCCGCGCGTCGGCAAGGGCATCGCCGCGGCCAAGGCGCGCAACGGCGTGGTGCCGGTGATGAACCTCACCTACGCCAACGCCGAATGCTTCCTGCAGGACTACTACGCCGGCGAATGGATCGACCGCCTGGACGAGATCAAGACCAACATCGACGAGCGCACCGTCATCGCCAATGCCGGCGCCTACGCCCTGGGGCGCAAGACCGACGAGCTGATCGTCGCCGCGCTGGACACCGCGACCGCCGAGGCCACCGGGACCGGGACGGGCCTGACGGACACCGACGGCCTGACCCGCCAGAAGGTGCTGATGGCCTTCGAGATGCTGGGCGCGGCCGACGTGCCCGACGACGGCAACCGCTTCGCCGTGGTCGGCTGGAAGCAGTGGAGCGAGCTGCTCTCGATCGACGAGTTCGCCCGCTCCGACTATGTGGGCGACGACGCGCTGCCCTGGAAGGGCACGCAGGCCAAGCGCTGGCTCGGCGCGCTGTGGATGCCGCATTCCGGCCTGACCAAGACCGGCGTGCTGCGCTACTGCTACTTCTTCCACAAGACCGCGATCGGCCACGCCGTCGCCTCCGAGGTGGTGACCGACATCACCTGGCATGGCGACCGCGCCGCGCACTTCGTCAACAACATGATGTCGCAGGGCGCGGTGATGATCGACCCGACCGGCGTCGTGCGGATGCGCGCGAAGGAATAGCGCGCGGGCGGCGGGGCGCTGTCGTCCCGCCGCCTTCCTTCCGCTGCCTGCATTCCCTGAAGGAGACCCAACGATGGCGCTTTCCGCCCTCGCGCTCTGCTCGCGCGCGCTGCTCAAGATCGGCGCGCAGCCGGTCGCCTCGCTCGACGAAGGCACGGCCGAGGCCGAGGTCGCGGCCAACCTCTATCCGGGGATCCGCGACGCGCTGCTCTCCTTCCACCCCTGGTCCTTCGCCACCGCCCAGGCCGCGCTGGCGCGCCTGGCCGCGGTGCCGCGCGCCGATTTCGCGGCGGCCTTCCAGCTGCCCGCCGGCTTCCTGCGGGCGCTGTCGGCCGGCACGGCGGGGCGCGCGCGCGGCATCGTCTACCGCCTGCAGGAGGACCGCCTGTTCACCGACGCCGAGCACGTCGCGCTGACCTACATCTTCCGTCCGGACGAGAGCGCCTTCCCGCCCTATTTCGCGCAGGCGCTGGTCGCCCGCCTGGCGGCGGAATTCTGCATCCCGCTGACCGAGAACTCGTCGCGCGCCGAGATGCTGTTCCGCCTGGCCGAGGCCGAGCTGCGCCAGGCCCGCCAGGCCGACAGCCAGCAGGCCAGCGCGCGCGTGCTGGAAGGCTTCTCGCTGATCGACGTGCGGGGCTGACCCATGCCGAGCGTCAAGCGATCCAAGACCAGCTTCGCCGCCGGCGAGCTGGCACCCGAGCTGCTCGGCCGCGGCGACCTGCGCGCCTTCGAGAACGGCGCGCGGCGCCTGCGCAACGTGTTCATCCAGCCGACCGGCGGCGTCACCCGCCGGCCCGGCCTGCGCCACGTGCTGCCCCTGCCGGGCCCGGCGCGCCTGATCCCCTTCGAGTTCAACACCGAGCAGACCTACGTCATGGTGCTGACCGACGGCGCGCTGCGGGTGCTGCAGGGCGACGCGGTGGTGGCGACCCTGGCCGGACCCTGGACCGCTTCCATGCTGCCGCAGCTCGGCTTCACGCAATCCGCCGACACGCTGCTGCTGGTGCATCCGCAGATGCCCCCGCAGCGCGTCACGCGCACCGCCACGGGCTGGACCATCGCCCCCTGGGCCTTCATCCGCGAGCCCTTCTTCCGCTTCGCCGAGCCCGCCGTGACGCTGCAGGCCACCGCGACCAGCGGCGTCATGACGCTGTTCGCCAGCGCGCCGCTGTTCGTCGCCGGCCATGTCGAGACGCGCCTGCGCATCGGCGGCAAGCGCGTGAAGGTGCTTTCGGTGCAGACCGCCCAGCAGGCCAGCGCGGTGGTCGAGGAGGTTCTCACCCTCCCCGGCCCCACCACGGACTGGGACGAGGCCGCCTTCAGCGCCGCGCGCGGCTGGCCCATGACCTGCGGCTTCCACCAGGACCGCCTGGTGGTGGGCGGCTCGCGCGACCTGCCGAACCGGCTGTGGCTGTCCCGCACCGGGGACCTGTTCAACTTCGACGCCGGCAGCGGCCTCGATGACGAGGCGATCGAATTCGGCCTGGTCTCGGACCAGGTGAACGCGATCCGCGGCGTGTTCTCGGGCCGGCACCTGCAGGTCTTCACCTCGGGCGCCGAATGGATGGTGACGGGCGATCCGCTCACGCCGTCCTCCATCCAGCTGAACCGACAGACGCGCGTGGGCAGCCCGGTCGACCGCCTGGTGCCGCCGGTCGATGTCGATGGCGCGACCGTCTTCGTCGCGCGCGGCGGACAGGGCGTGCACGAATTCGCCTATACGGATGTCGGCCAGGCCTACCAGGCGAACGACCTCGCCATCCTGGCGCGGCACCTGGTGAACGCGCCGGTGTCGATGGCCTATGACCAGCGCGCGCGGCTGCTGCACCTGGTGATGGCGGATGGCGGCATCGGCACGCTCACGCTCTATCGCGCCGAGCAGGTCACCGCCTGGACGCGCCAGGAGACCGACGGCGCCTTCCGCGCGGTCGCGGAATCGGAAGGCACCGTCTGGGCGGTGACCGAGCGCGCCGGCGCCTTCGCGCTGGAGCGCTTCGAGGAAGGGCTCGCGCTCGACGCCGCGCTGACCGGCGCCGCACCGGCGCCGCAGGATGAATGGAGCGGCCTCGAGCATCTCGAGGGCCGCGCGGTCGGCGTGCTGGCCGACGGCGCCCCGCGCGAGACCGCGAGCGTCTCCGGCGGCAAGGTCACGATCGACCCGCCCGCGCGCGCCGTGCAGATCGGCCTGCGCTTCCGCCACGAGATCGAGCCGCTGCCGCCCGACATCATCTCGCCCTCCGGCGCGGCGACCGGGCCGCTGCGCCTCGTGGCGGTGACCTTCCGGCTGCGCGGCACCGCCGCGCTGTCGGTGGATCTCGGCCGCGGCGCGGAACCGGTGCCGTTCCGCCGGCTCGACACGCCGCTGCTCGATGCCGCGCCGCCCGCCTTCACCGGCGACGTCACGCTGCGCGGCCTGGGCTGGCGGCGCGACCGGCTGCGCGCGGTCTGGCGCATCGAGGGCGACACGCCGCTGCCCATGACGCTGCTTTCCGTCACCACCGAGATCAGGATGACCGACTGATGGCCCAGCTCGCTTCCCTCGCCTCGCTCGCCGGCACGGGCCTCGCCGTCTATGGCCAGGTCCGGCAGGGCCGGCAGCAGCAGGCCACCGCCCGCGCGCAGGAGGAAAACCTGCGCGCGCAGCAGGCCGCGCAACAGGACCAGGCGGCGGTGCAGGCCGCCGCGCAGGAGCGCGAGCGGCAGGACCGCCTGGCGCGCACCATCGCCTCGGCGCGCGCGCGGCTCGCCGCCGGCGGCGTGGCGCCCGACGAGGGCTCGGCCGCCGCGCTGACCGCGGGCCTCCGGCGCGACGCGGCGCAGGACGCGGCCGAGGATGCGGCCGTGACCGCCGCTCGCCTCGCCGCCGGGCGGCGGTCGCTGCTGGCACCCGACGGCAGCCTGAACGCCTTCCTGCGCGCGGGGCAGACGCTCGGCGGCGCGGTGCGCAACCTGCTCGGCTGACCGCCGCCCCATCCCTTCCAGACATCGAGGACCACCATGGCCGAACACATCACGATCGGCGATGTCGCGCCGCGCGTGCAGTATGTCGCGGACGGATCGCTCGCGGCCTTCACCTTCCCCTTCCCGATCTTCGAGGAAGCCGACCTCGAGATCCGCCTGGACGGCGCGGTGCTGCTGGGCGGCGCGACCATCGAAGGCGCCGGATCCTCGGACGGCGGCACCGTCACCCTGGCGGAACCGCCCGCTACCGGCACGCGCGTGACGCTGCGCCGCCGCCTGAAGATCGCCCGCGCCACCGACTTCCAGGACAACGGCATCCTGCGCGCCCGCGCGCTGAACGACGAGCTCGACTACCAGGTCGCCGCCATCCAGCAGGTGGCGGACGAGGTGGCGGGCAGCGTGCGGCTCGACCCCGCCGATGGCGGGGAGCTGGTGCTGCCGCTGCGCGGGGCGCGCGCCAACCGCGTGCTCGGCTTCGATTCCGTGGGCGACCTCACGGTGTTCGACCGCGGCACCCAGGCGCTCGGCGTGCCCTATCCGGGCGGCGTGCCGCGCATGGTCGAGGACAAGCTGGCCGAGCGCCTGACCGCGCGCGACTTCGGCGCGACCGGCGACGGCGTGACCGACGACGGCCCGGCGTTGGCCGCCGCCATGGCCGCCGCCGCCGCCTCGGGCAAGGTGCTGGAGATCGGCGAGGGCACCTTCCGCACCACCCAGCCGCTGACGCTGGGCGGTGGCGCGGCGGGGCTGATCATGCACGGCACCATCCTCTATGCCGGGCCGGCGGGGCAGACGGCGCTGACCATCGGCGACGGCGCGGCCGTGCGCAACGCCGCCAAGCGCTACGAGGGGCTGCGCGTGCTGCGCGCCGCCATCTCCGACTGGGAGAACGAGGCCGATATCGGCGTGGTGCTGCGCAACCTCGATGCCTCCTTCGTCGAGATCCGCCAGGTCGAGGGCTTCACCATCGGCGCGCGGACGCTCGGCGTGGAGCGCGGCTTCGAGGACAGCACGCTGGTCCTGGGGCGCTTCGCCAACAACCGCATCGGCCTCGATGTCCGCACCGAGACGGCGGCGGGCTGGAATACCTCCGTGCGGTACTATGGCGGGCATTTCGCCATCGGCAGCACGCTCTATCCGGACAAGGACCGCTTCGGCGTGCGGCTTTCCGCCGCCCCCGGCGCCTATGTCGCGCACAACCGGCACGTGTTCGACGGCATGGGCTTCGAGCTGCGCGCCGAGGGCCGCCCGATCAGCGGCATCCCGTTCCTGATCGAGGTGAACAGCCGATCGATCTGGGCGCGCGCCCTGCGCATGGAGGGCTGCTCGCCCTTCGTCGCGCGGCACACCGCCGGCGCGCAGGACCATGTCTATGAGGTCGCCTGGGCGAGCCAGACCTACCTGGTCGACATCGACTACGCCGCCACCGCCACGCGCGTGGGCTCGGTGGTGCGCGCCTTCCACCAGGCGGCCGCGTTCCGCGAGGCGTCGCGCGAGGTCGGCTCGGCGCCGAACCTGCGGGCCGCGCGCATCCGCTGGTCGAACACCGAATGGGGGTTCGAGAAGCTGGCCTGCCTGTCCACCAATGTCTCGGGCAGCCCGTCGACGCTGGCGGACTTCGCCTTCCCCGCGCTCGACAACTACGGCTTCGGCACCGACGGCGTGATGCTGACCGGCGGGCGGGGCCTCGGCTTCGTGGTGGATGCGCGGACGTGTCGCGAATTCGCCCTCGCGGTCGATGCCGATGCGCCGCGGCTGGTGGTGATGTGCTTCGACGCGGCGCGCAACCTGCTGACCGATGCCGCCGGGGCGCTGGTGCGCGCCTCCGGCCAGACCATGGCCTGGAACCCGGCCGCGCGCTGGTGGCAGGGCGCGGCCGACATGCTGGACGCGACCTTCACGCGCCCGCAGGTGGTGCGGCTTGCCGACACCGTCGCCTACGCCATCATCGGCGTGGCGCGCATCGGCGCCGACTACGAGGTGCGGGCGATGCGCCTGTCCTGCGACCCGCTCTTCGCGCCGCCGCTGCTGTTCGCGCAGCCCGGCCTGCCGCATGGCGGGCGGGAGCTGGTGGCCGAGGCGGCCTGGGACCCGCCCTCGATCGCCGCCGGCGCGATCGCGCAGCTGAACGTGGCGCTGCCCGGCGCGCGGCCGGGGGACTTCGCCTCGGCGGCCTTCTCGCTCGCCACCTCGGGCGTCGTGTTCCTGGCGCAGGTGGGGGCGACGGATCTCGTCACCGTCACCGCCTGGAACCGCTCGGGGGTCGCGATCGACCTCGGCGCGGGCACGGTGCGCGCGCGCGTGGTGAAGGCGTGACCGGCCGCCGCGTGCCGGTCCTGCGCGATGCCGAGATGGGCAGCACGGCGGAGGCGGTCCTGCGCGGCTACATGGACTTCGCGCGCCTCGGTCCCGAGCCGGGCGCGGCCGATCCGGCCAAGGCCTTCGCCGCGCACCATGCCGCCTGCAAGGCCGCGCTCGCGCATCTCGACGCGCTGGTGAAGGTGCTGCGCAGCCTCGACGCCACCGCGTCCGAGGTCGAGGAACCGCACAGCATGCTGGTCGAGGCGCGCGCGGCGATCGCCCAGCTCCCGGAGGAGGACGCCGATGCCGGCGAGCAGGAATGAGCCGGGCTTCCTGGAATTCGCCTGGGTCTGGAACCGCCGCCTGCGGCAGGACACGCCGGCGGTGCACCGGCGCATCGCCCGCTGGCTCGAGGCGCGCGAGAGGGCGCACGAGACGCGCCTGCTGCTGATGGCCTTCCGCGGCTGCGGCAAGTCCACCCTGGTCGGGCTGTGGTGCGCCTGGCTGCTGGCGCGGCGGCCGCAGACGCGCATCCTGGTGCTGGCCGCCGACGCCGCCCTCGCGGTCAAGATGGTCGCGACCGTGCGGCGCATCGTCGAACGCCACCCGCTGTGCCGCCACCTGCTGCCCGACACGGCCGATTCCTGGGCGTCGGACCGCTTCACCGTGGCGCGCGACGGCGCGCTGCGCGACCCGTCCATGCTGGCGCAGGGCATCGGCGGCAACGTCACGGGATCGCGCGCCGAGGTGATCGTGTGCGACGACGTGGAGGTCGCGGGCAATTGCGACACGCCCGGCAAGCGCGCCGAGCTGCGCGAGCGCCTGGCCGAGGCAGAGTTCATCCTGACGCCCGGCGGCACCATCCTGTTCGTCGGCACGCCGCATTGCGAGGACAGCCTCTACCGGCACCCGAAGGAGGAAGGCGCCTTCCTGCGCGGCTACCGGCGCCTCGCGGTGCCCGTGATGAACGCAGCGGGTGCGAGCGCCTGGCCCGAGCGCTTCCCGCGCGAGGCCATCGCCGCGCTGCGCGACCGCGTCGGCCCGCTGCAGTTCCAGCGCCAGATGCTGCTGCAGCCGGTGGCGGCCAGCGCGGTGCGGCTCGATCCCGCCGCCATCGTGCGCTACGCGGACGAGCCCGACTACCGGGAGGCGCAGGGGCGCGGCGTGCTCACGCTGCTGGGGCACCGTCTCGCCTCCGGCGGGGCCTTCTGGGATCCGGCCTATGGGCGGCCGGGGGCGGGCGATGCGTCGGTGCTGGCCTGCGTCTTCTCGGATGGCGACGGGCGGCATTTCCTGCATCGCCTGGCCTACCTCACGCACGACCCGGCCGATCCTCTCGACCCCGCCACGCAGCAATGCCGGGCGGTGGCGCGGATTCTGGGCGAGCTGCTGCTGCCGGCGGTGCGGGTCGAGACCAATGGCCTCGGCCGCTTCCTGCCCGCGCTGCTGCGGCGCGAACTGGCGCAGGCCGGCGTCGCCTGCCAGGTGATCGACCACGCCAGCTCGCGCGCCAAGGAGGACCGCATCCTGGCCGCGCTGGAACCCGCGCTGGCGGCGCGCCGGCTGCATGCGCATGAGAGCGTGTTCCGCACCCCCTTCGCCGGCGAGATGGCGGAATGGCGGCCGGGGGCTTCGGGCGCGCGCGACGATGCGTTGGATGCGGTGGCGGGCTGCCTGCTGGCCGCGCCGGTGCGCCTGGTGCGCGCCGGACCGCCGGTGCCGCGCCCGTCCTGGCGCGGCGGCTGAAGGCTCAGGCCGCGCGCCCCTTCAGGATCTCGGCGCCGTGGCGCGCGCGCCCGGCCGCCGTGATCTCGAAGCGGCCATCGCTGCGCGGCTGCGCCAGGCCCATCGAGGTCAGCCGGTTCAGGCAGGGCCCGTCCTTCAGGCCAGGCGGGCGCCCATGCGGCCCCACCAGGGTCAGGCGATGCAGCGCCGACCGGCAGCAGGTCTCGAGATAGGGCTCGTTCCACATCGCGCGCGTGCTCCCGGCTCCGCCCCCGCAGGGTGGGGGCCGCGCGCCCTCCCTTCAAGGTTCCCGTCGGAAAGGCAGCATGACAATGCCGATACAGATCGAACCCCTGTGGTGGATCACGGCCGTGGAGGCGCCCGTCGTCGCCGCGCTGTTCTGGATGATCCACGGCCTGCGCCGCGAGGTGCAGGACCGCATCGAGCGCGGCGACCAGCGCGATTCCGATGCGCTGTCCCGCACGCGCGAGGATCTCGCGCAGTTCAAGATCGAGGTGGCGCGCACCTATGTGCCGCTGTCGCTGATCCGCGACCTCGACCGCCGCATCGCCGACCACCTGATCCGCATCGAGGAGAAGCTCGATGAGGTGACGCGCGCGGGCATCGCCGCCGCCCAGGCCGCACGCCGCGCGGAGGACCGGGAATGA